TTTGACCGCATCGTCCAAGAGGGGCGTTCGTTTGCTTCCAGCGGCGACATGAAGGTCAGCGACATGAGCAGCCAAGCCCCCGTGGGCACCACACTGGCCATCCTTGAGCGCACTTTGAAAGTGATGGGAGCCGTGCAAGCGCGGATGCACTTCACAATGCGGCAAGAGTTCAAACTCTTGAAGGTCATCATTGCCGACTACACCCCGGATGAGTATGACTACGAGCCCGTGGACGGTAGCCGCAAGGCCAAGAAGGGCGACTATGAATTGGTAGATGTGATCCCTGTGAGCGACCCCAATGCCAGCACGATGGCCCAGAAGGTTGTGCAGTATCAGGCGGTCCTTCAGCTTGCCCAGTCAGCCCCACAGTTGTACAACTTGCCCCTGTTGCACCGTCAGATGATCGAGGTGTTGGGGGTTAAGAATGCAGCCAAGCTGGTGCCAATCGAGGACGACTTGACCCCTGTGGACCCTGTGTTGGAAAACCAGAATCTGTTGACGAGCAAACCTGTCAAAGCGTTTGTTGAGCAGAACCACGAAGCTCACATTCAGGCACACATGGCGGCTATTCAGAATCCGAAGATTCAGCAGATGATGCAGCAGAACCCACAGGCGCAGGCGATCATGGCGGCGGCGATGGCTCACATCAACGAGCACATGGCGTTTGAGTACCGCAAGCAAGTTGAGATGGCGATTGGCGTGCCCCTGCCCACCGAGGAGCAGAACAAGCACATCCCGCCTGAGATTGCAGACAAGATTGCAATGATGGTGGCCCAGGCGTCCCAACAGCTTACGCAGCAGGCGCAACAACAGCAGGCTCAGCAACAGGCTCAGCAGCAAGCCCAAGACCCCATCATCCAGATGCAGCAGCAAGAACTTCAGATCAAGATGGAGGAGTTGAAGCTCAAGCAGCAAAAGCAACAGATCGACGCTGCGGCCAAGGCCGACCAGATGCGGATCGAAGAAGCACGTATTGCGTCTCAGAAAGAGATTGCGGCAATGCAAGTCGCGGCTACATCAGCCGCTGCGAAAGACAAGCTCTCGCGTCAAAGTGAGATTGAAGGAGTTCGTATGGGCATGGACGCGGCCAAACACCGCGCTCAAATGGCTGTACAGCAAGCGCAACGGGCAGCGCAGAAATCGCCTAGTAAACCCAAGGAGTGAGTTTGAACGACTATAAGTTGTTGGCTGTAGTTGCCAAAGAGATCGAGAAGATGCGACAGGAGCAAATCGCCTTTGTCGCTGCAAGTCGAGCCGATACCTTTGACGAATACAAAAAAGTCTGCGGAGTCATCCGGGGTCTGAACCTCGCAGAAAACATCATTAACGACCTTGTGCAAAAAATGGAGAAGTCTGATGACTGAGTTTGACGTAGCGGCAGTAGACCTGTCTGGAATCTTGAACACCACTGCGGAGCAAAAAGCCAAGCAGTTGCCTGACCCCAAGCGGTTTCATATGTTGTGTGTTGTTCCCGAAGCAATGGAGGAATACCACGACAGTGAAGTGGGGCTGATTAAAGATGCCAAGACAATGCACTATGAGGAAGTGCTCACTCCGGTTCTATTCGTTGTGAAGCTTGGCCCCGACTGCTATACAGACACTACCCGGTTCCCCAGTGGGCCGTCGTGCAAGGAAGGTGATTTCATCATCGTCCGACCCAATTCAGGCACCCGCCTGAAGATTCATGGCCGTGAATTCCGCATCATCAACGATGACTCGGTTGAAGCAGTCGTGGAAGACCCCCGTGGAATTACACGAGCATCATAAGGAGTAATCATGGCAACATTGCCTGCATTTAAAGGTGAAGACTACAAGTTTCCTGACGAACAGGAGGCCATTGTTGAAGACAAGTTTGAGGTAGAAATCGAGGACGATACTCCTCCAGAGGACCGTGGGCGCAAGCCTATGAAGGAGCCTGTGGAAGACCCGACCGAAGACGAACTATCCTCCTATGACGAGAAGGTACAGGCTCGCATCAAGAAGTTCACCCGTGGCTACCACGATGAACGTCGCGCCAAAGAGGAAGCTCTGCGCGAACGAGAAGCAGCCGAAACCTTTGCCCGACAAGTGTTTGAGGAGAACAAACGTCTCCAACAGCAGCTTTCTACGGGTAGCAAGGCGTTTATTGAGCAGACGCAATCCACCGCTGAAATCCAGCTTGGTGCCGCCAAAAAGCGGTACAAAGAGGCTTATGAAGCAGGGGATGTAGATGCACAAGCCGACGCACAAGCGGATATTGCCAAAGCTACCTTGAGGATGGACAAAGCCTCTGATATGAAGCCTATCGAGGTGGAGGACAAACAGTTTGTCTCCGCCCAACCCGCCGCTCCTAAGTTGGATCGCCGCACTCAAAAGTGGATAGATTCCAACAAAGAATGGTGGGGGGTAGACGATGAGATGACTATGACTGCTATGGGGCTTGACAAGAAGTTACAGAAGCAGTATGGTGCCGACTATATAGGTACTGAAGAGTACTTTGAAACCATCGATAAAACGATGCGCAAGAGATTTCCTGAGAAGTTTGAAGACGCTCAGAGCGATGAGGATGACGAACCGCCTCCAAATAAAAGAACGTCAGAACCGGCCTACGAGGATGATCCTCCACGCCGTGCAACAAAACCCGCTGCGGTGGTGGCCCCGGCCTCCCGTAGCACCCCGCCTAACCGTATTAAGTTAAAGGGGTCCGAAGCTGCGATTGCTCGCAGGCTTGGGGTCCCGATTGAAGAATACGCTAAACAGGTTGCCAAACTAAGAAGAGGTGAATAATGGATCAAATGCAAGTCAAAGCTGCTGAAAAAGCACAAAATCGTATGAGTCGTGAGTTGGACTCTCGTGCCGTGATGCAACGCCCAACAGCGTGGCGTCCGCCTGAGACCCTACCTATGCCAGATGAACGCCCGGGGTGGAAACACCGCTACGTTCGCATCAGTACGATGGGCACTGCTGATCCAAGCAACATTTCTTCAAAGTTACGCGAAGGCTACGAGCCGTGTAAAGCGGACGAGTATCCCGAGCTAATGATGCACGCTACCACCGAAGGTCGCTTTAAAGGCAACATTGAGGTGGGTGGACTGTTGCTCTGTCGGATTCCGACTGAGTTCTTGGAGCAGCGTATGAAATACTACGACACTCAAAATAGAGCCCAAATGGATTCCGTGGACAACAATTTTCTTCGTGACAGTGATCCTCGTATGCCTCTGTTCTCAGAGAAGAAAACGAAGGTTACTTTCGGTTCTGGTTCATAAACTTGGAGTCTTAAATGGCATATCCTACGATCGACAAGCCTTACGGCTTGAAGCCGATCAATCTGTACGGTGGTACACCCTTCGCGGGCGCTACTCGCCAGTACCGGATTGCTTCGGCATACAACACTGGAATTTTTTACGGTGATGTTGTTGAGATGATTAACGATGGCACGATTATCAAATCTGCTATTACGACCGCTCGCGCAACCGTAACGACTTCACAGGTCATTGGCATTTTCTTGGGCTGTTCTTACGTTAACGCGCAAGGCCAAACCACTTTTGCCCAATACTTCCCTGCAAACACCACGGCTCCTACGGGTACGTTCATTACCGCTTACGTGTGTAATGATCCCAACACCCTGTTCAAAGCTGTGATCGCCGCAGGCGCAACTGCTGATGATGTGACTTCTGGTTTGCTGCCATCCTCTACTACGCAATTTACCGTCATTGGTACTAACGTAGCTTTGGTGCAAAACAGCGGTTTGACGACTACTGGCGATAGCCGCGTAGCCGTTGCATCGTCTGCAACCACTGGAACCTTGCCCATGAACGTTGTTGACGTTGTTCAAGACACGTCTTATGTCAACGGTTCTGGCAACGTTGTGTTCCCCGAGGTCATCGTTCGCTGGAACTTTGAGATTCATACCACCACTATCGCTTCTGGCGTTTAATCAAGGAGCTAAATCATGGCTATTTCACGCGCACAACTGCTGAAAGAGTTGCTCCCTGGACTGAACGCTTTGTTCGGTATGGAGTATTCTCGTTACGGCGAAGAACACAAGGAAATCTACGAGACTGAGACTTCCGAGCGTTCGTTTGAAGAAGAGACCAAACTGTCTGGATTCTCCGCCGCTCCGGTGAAGAACGAAGGCTCTGCGATTGCTTATGACAACGCGCAGGAAGCTTGGTCAACCCGCTATACGCACGAAACCATCGCCTTGGGTTTCTCGATCACTGAAGAAGCGGTCGAAGATAACTTGTACGACAGCTTGTCTGCTCGCTACACCAAGTCGCTGGCTCGCGCTATGGCTTACACCAAGCAAGTCAAGGCTGCTTCGGTCATTAACAACGGTTTCTCCAACACCTACGCAGGTGGTGATGGCGTTTCCCTGTTCAATGCCAGCCACCCCTTGATCTCTGGTGGTGTCAACAGCAACACTCCCTCTACCCAAGCTGATTTGAACGAGACTTCTTTGGAAGCCGCCGTTATTCAGATCGCCGCTTGGACGGACGAGCGTGGTTTGTTGATCGCAGCCAAGCCCAAGAAGATGGTTGTTCCCCCTGCCCTGATGTTCGTGGCCAAGCGTTTGCTGGACACCGAACTGCGGGTCTCTACTGCTGATAACGATATCAACGCTATCAAGCAGATGGGCGCAATCCCTGAAGGCTACTGTGTCAATCACTTCTTGACTGACACCAATGGCTGGTACCTGACCACTGACGTGCCCAACGGTATGAAGCACTTTGTCCGCACCCCCTTGCAGAACAGCATGGACGGTGATTTCGACACTGGCAACGTCCGCTACAAGGCCCGTGAGCGTTACAGCTTCGGCTGGTCTGATCCCCTCGGTATGTGGGGTTCTTCAGGTTCGACCTGATGAGACTGAAAAAGGGGCCTTGTGCCCCTTTTTCTTTTGGTGTATATTGCACTCATTCCGGGGTTCCCGGTGTATCTGACAGTCCCGGCTGACGACATGCAGACAGATACGCCCCACTTGCATGTAAGGAAAGATCATGGCAAACACGACTTTTAGCGGCCCAGTTCGTTCTGAAAACG